AGATACCAGACTTAGAATATAAATCTATCTTACCACCATACCCTGATTCAGCACAGAAAGAATCTTCTGCAATCCATTCTTCATCAGGAAAGTTTTCATCTAACCAAGCTTGAATAATTTCATAGGTGTTACTAGTACCTTCACCTAAGAAGCCACGTTCAATCATAGCATGAATCTTAGTGCCTTGTTGAGCAGCTCTGATACCTATACTTTTAGAATCATCTTTACATCTATAAGTAAAAGAGTTAAGTGATTCTCCTTCGTGTCTTTCTAGTGTAAGTGCTGACTTTAAAGCTTGGTCTATCTTCCAATTTTCTAATGCAGGTTTAGCTATCATGCCCAGTATAGTGGTAACAGAAGGAACTAAGTTTTCTTTCTTAGCATCTCTAAGATTAGTGTTCCTTTCTTTACCATTAGCACCGATGATAGTATACATTGGTTCTCCCTCTTGAGTATACCAATGTCCTGACTCAGACGTAAATTTATTATAGCTATCTAATGTCGAATTGTCAATAAGTTCTTCTTGTTTATTTATCATTATGTTTTACCCATCTTAATTTTCTTGTATCAGGTAAGTATAATAAATACTTAACACCTGCTTTGATTTGTTTTTCAGTTCTTGTTGTTCTTGATGTATAAGAATCTGCAGTTCTATAATCTCTTCTAGCAGTCTTTACATCTATTAATGTTACCTGTCCTTGAGGGTCTCGGGCTACTAAGTCAATGAACCCGTCACACCCACAGTTTTTAAATACTTCATAGCCATTATCCCATAACCAAGTGACTGCATAAAATTCTGCAAGGTCTCCCTTTCTATTTGTTGAATGTTCTTTAGTGTGTTTCATACCAATTCTCTCCTATTTTATATTCTCCTGTTAAAGGGCATCTCATTTTAAAATGTTCCGATGCTCGTTCAATAGACTTAACTCCTAGTTCTCCCACAAAATCAGCTTGTTCTGTAGGTACTTCTATCTGCCATTCGTCATGAATGTTAGCTACAAACTTAGCATCTATATCATTTAGTTTTATTAAAGCTTGTAAGAAACACATAGCTTTCTTCATTGCTATTGCACCACCACCTTGTAGTAAAGTATTAAGTGCAGCATGTTGACTACGTACATATATCTTACGTCCATCTAAACCTTTTAAGAATCCTCGTTCAGAGGCTTTCTGTACTTTTTCTTTTAGTATTTTTAATGAGGGTAGATTTTTAAAGAAGGTTTGTTTTAGTTCTTTACCTTTGTTTAAACCACCACCGGCAACACTACCTATCTTAGCATCACCTGCCCCATAAACTAAAGCATATATAAATGTCTTAGCTTGGTCTCTTGTCTTTAGACCTGCAAGGTTTTGATTAGTAGTATGTATGTCACCATTAATTACTTCTTCAATATAGTCAGGGTCATTCATATAGTGGGCTAACATTCTAAGTTCTAGTCCACTGGCATCTATACCCACAAGCTTTCTTCCTTCGGGTACAGTCCAACATGAACGACACTCCTTGCCATAAGGACTACCTGCATTAGGTACTTGTGCCATGTTAGGATTTCTATGTGTCATCCTGCCAGTAATAGTACCATTAGGTATAACACTTCCATGTACTCTGTCTTCTTTGAGTTCATCTATCCATGATGTTACTTGAGCAATCCTTTTCTGATATAGTAAGAAGTCTGCAATTAACTTAGCTTCTTTTATATGTTCTATTTTCTTTAGAGTTCCTTCGTCTACTATAGGTTGTTTTGTTGGTGTAAATTTTACAGGCTTCCAACCAAAGTCAATAAGATATTCTCCTATTTGTTTACGACTACCTAGATTAAAGTCAACTAACTTCTGTCTCATGAATGGATTCATATTCTGTGTAGTTATACACTTGTTATATTCTTCATCAGTCAAACCACGTTTAGATAACTCTCCGTCTTTTCTAATGTAAGGTGTTACTAATTTATCATCAACCAACTTAGGTTTGAAAGTAGAATGAACTTCATCTTCAACAGCAATTTGCTTTGCTTTTAGTTCGGCTAATAATTCCATAGCTTGTTTAGTATTAAAAAAGAATCCAGTCTTTTCTTGTTCCTTCATTATCTTAGCTACATCATGTTCAAGCCTGATAGATTCGTCACTAAATACACTACCTTCTCTTAATAGATAATGATATACAGCTTCGTTTAACTTAACATCTTGAACACAGTAGTCTAACATAGCAGGTGTGTACTCATCAAAAGTTTCAGGTTGTTGTTGTTTTAAAGAACCAACACGCCAACCCCAAGCTTTTAAACTATGTCCATTCTCACGGACAGGATTAAATAATCTTGACATTACTAGTGTGTCTTCAATATTACAATCAAACGTAGCACCGTATAACTTTTCTAATACAGGCATGTCATAGCCTATAATGTTATGACCTATTAATGTATCAGCAGTTTGTAAAAACTCAATACCTTCTTCTATTTGAGTGTTGTCAAACTTATGTATACCACCGGATACTTCTTTAGCTACGATACACCACACATTATTAGGGTCTAGTCCGTCAGCTTCTATATCAAATACTAATTTAAAATTGCTCATTGTCAAATGTTTCCTCCTCTGATACTTCAAATAATCTACCAGTATCAACATTATATCTAAGACCACAAGCTAATCCTGTGTCTCCTGTGTACCTAGATTTGAGTACACGAACCTTAGTTGTATTAGCTTCTTCAGGATTCGTTGCTTGTTGATTTCTCTCCAATGCAATTACAGAATCTGATAGTTGAGCTATCCCTTGTGAACCTTTGAGGTGAGATAAAGAAACTTCTATTCCTTGTTCATGTCCCTTATCACCTGCTGCTCTTCTAAGGTGAGATACTAATATCATACCAACGCCTGTCTCTTCTACAAGACTTCGTAGTTTATTCATCAGCATATCAATACCTCTTCTTTCGTCTCCTTCGTGGAGTACATTAACAAGCATATGTAAGTGGTCAACTATAACCCATTTACATTCACAGCCTACAATAATATATCTAAGCTTTGCAAAGATATCATCAATGTCAGTAGCACCTAAGTGAGAGTGAATGAATACTCTGCCTTTGGGTATAGCCTTATCAAACAAACCCATGAGGTCATCGTCTGTATAATTCTTACGCTTCTCTGATAAATATATCCTATCGTTAGCTTCGATAGATAAAATACCATCAGCAGTTCTTAGCCAGTTCTCTTCAAGTGCTACAATACCTACATTGTCTTCTGTATTTTTGATAAGCCAATGCTCTAGCTCTCTAGTTACACTAGACTTACCGAGACCAGTACCACCTGTAAGTGTGACCAGTTCTCCTTTACGCATACCATAGAGTTTCTTGTTCAGTCCCTCCCAAGGATATGCTATACTCTCTTTCTCTTCTCTATGTAACCAGTCATCCTTTTGAGATGATAGCTCCATGATACCCGAAGGAGTGTACGTTTTAGAATTCCACCAAGCCTGAGTAAACTCTTGGAATTTCTTTTGCTTAAGCATTTCGTTTGCATCTTTGAATCCATTAGGGAACGACATGATTCTAGTTTTGTTAGGCTTAAGTATTTTAGCTACAGCTTTAGCTGCTTCTTTACCTGCCTTGTCATTATCAAAACATAGAACTACATTGTCAAATGATTCTACAAATTCTATACTCTCTCGTATATCTCTAACAGCAGCCGAAGCTCCACGCTTTAAAGATACTACCGACCACTTGCCTTGGAAGAGTTCATGTACTGCCATAGCATCACACTCTCCTTCGGTAATAGTTAGGTACTTACCACCTGTATTTCCATACAGTTGCTCTCCAAATAAACCTGTGTCCTCGAATGTTCCATTACATGTGAAGCCTTTGTTAGATACAAAGCGTGTCTTAGTACCAACAATCTCACTCCCATTAAAGTATGGGTAGATGTGTTGGGTAACATTATTGTTTCTATCCTTCACCATCTTAACACCGAACTTAGTTGCTGTGCTTTCAGAGATACCTCTGTCAGTCAAAGCACCATAAGCACCAGTGTATGATGTAAGGAATGTGTTATCGGGTTTTGGTTTACTTGTCATTTCAATCACCTTGCCTGTTGATTCGTTGTCATAATCTGTAAAGAATGTATTACAGCTAAAGCATTTAGCAGAGCCATTCTCATTCAGAGATACAGCATCACTACTACTGCACTTAGGACAGGGTAATTTGTGTTTAATAAATTGTGTTTTTTCTTGTTGCATTCTATCTCCATTAGAAAGTGGCTAGGCTTTCACACCTAGCCGAGTTATATTAAGATACCTCGTTTAAAGATTCCTCTTCTGTTAAAGTTTCTTCTTCATCTTCTTTTTCTACGACAGCTTCAGGACTTTCTTTCAGCATAACTTCAAGATTGTTCTGATGTCCTTGTGAAGCATAGTTCAAAGCTTCGACTAATACATTCAGCGTACCTATCTTATTGATAGATACACTAGCACTTGCCTTTCTTTGTTCGTCTTCAATTTTGGATACATCATATACTGATTCACCGTCTTCATTATTAATAGTAATTATCATACTAAAATTCCTCGCCTTCATCAAAGAATTCAGAGCCGTCTTGAGCTTTGTATTCTATTAGTTCTACAATCTGAACAGCTTGTAAGTCGAGACCTTTCCCTGCCTTACCTGCATATTCCCAATCGTATTCATTGTATTGAACTCTAATCTTAGAGCCATTACCTACAGCAAGATTAACTTCCTGCTTGTTTTGGTCTAGTAATCTAGGTGCAGTCCTGACCATTCCATTCGGTCCGTTGACTTTACGCTTAAGTACTATAGCAGAGCCTTCATCCATCTGCTTAATGGTATGTCCACGAGTTGCAAAATCATTTGCTATCTCTTCGTCAACAACTAAGTTGACTGTGTACATTGGTTCAAATGTCGTGTTGGGCTCTTTAATACTTGCCCAATACGCAGTTCCTTCTACTATCATATGTTACCTCCTTTGGTATTATTATGTTGAGAAATTGTTATAATCTGGGAGAGTTTTGAGCTAACTACTCTCGAAGTTATGGACTGAAGCCAAACCAAATCGTTTACATTTGGAGATAGAGGGCTTAAAGTTCTTTGGTTGCTCGATGTCATGTTGCACATTGTATCAGAGTTTGTCCTCCATGTCAAGGATTATATCATCTAATGTATAAATATTTTCATCAGCTAATTTAACCCAGAAGTTTCCGTCTTTACTATACCTTACTTCATATGCTATTTTATTTTCATACATCTCTTGTCCATGTTTAGCAATCCAATCACCGAACTTTCTGTATTCATCTGCATTCATTTTTGTAAAACCTGTTTCCATTATTTTTTTCTCCTTTCTTTTAACCATAAAAACATAAACAATAATATCAGTGCAGGTTGTAGTATAACAAATATAATAATGTTTGCTAACATATAACCTACTCCTGTAATATCTCCTATCCATATAAGAACATCAACACACCAATAAAAAAACTTGTAGATTATAGAACCTATTTGTTCTACTAAAAAAGTACATTGATTTATTACTTCTTCTTTTTTCATTTATCCTCCAAACTTATCATAGTAATATTCACACCATTCATATTCTCTTTGATGTTCTAAATTCAAAACAAATATTAATGTAATTAATGCTAATATTATTCCCATGTAATTCAAATCTTTAATATTAAATTTCATATTCTACTTTCTCCTTTTTTCTTTTATCATTATATTTAGTAACAACTTTACCACTATTATATCCTATAGTTTCTGTTGTCCACTTACCCTCTGCAAATCTAACCTCTATAAAATTTATAGATTCATCAATTCTTTCTTGTTCTAATCTTTGTCTTTGTTCTTCTACAATTTTAGTGTGTTGTGACATGCTTTACTCCGAAAGACATATCTACATAGTCAGGTATTCTTTTTCTTAAAGCTCTAAGTGGAACTAAGTC